GCAAAAAGCAAAAGAACAACCCCAGCAAAAAGCAGAAGAACAACCCCAGGAAAAAGCAGAAGAACCCCAGGAAAAAGCAGAAGAACAACAAGATATGTCTGTGTCAGTACAACCAGAACCAGTGCAACAAGAACAAACACAGGTTGGTGTAAACATCAACGAACAAGAGTATAGTAGTAGTTTAAAACGCGTAGACATAAGTGTCTTTGTTCCAAATAATAGTGAAGTGGTTGTAAGAAATTATGCAAAAAATACAGTCAATGAATCATTGTCTATGATCACACAATGATAATTATAATAGGTTTAGGAACTACACTGTATTGGTATTGACTACATTACCCTCTACATAAAATTGAATAATTTTATGTATAAAAAATATTATCTATTATAAAATTAAATAATACTAACGATGATTGCCAAAATGCTATGGAATTGCTATGTCTGCATTACTTATTATTTACCATTTCAGCAAGATATAAAGTATAAAATAAAACAATTGTTGCCTACAAAATCTGATGTAGAATATATGAAGATAGACAGGGATATATACGATTTAGAAGTAAACTATTACAATGACAATAATGAAGATAATGATTATAGTAAATCATCAAACGCAATTCCTTATATGAGTATTCAGTCCCGTGCGTCTACTTTTCAAAAGTATGATTGTGGGTATTGTATGAATCGAATTGGTGTTCCTGCGCATATGTATAATGATGAAGCATTCTGTAATAATTTTTGCAGACATAAAAAAATGGAATTCGACAGAAATATTAGACAATTGCCCAACTAGAAGATACCTCTATCCTTGAAAAATAACAATTTACACATTCTATTGTTATTTTTTACTTTTTTACTTTTTGAAAAGGAGATAAACACAACCTAGTGTATATAGTAATTATGGAAGAACTACAAGTATATCAGGTAACGCCAATAGATAAATCATCAGTGTATACAACAGAACATTGGACAAATCAATTATCCAATGGTAAGATTGTGACAGTGCTATATACATTGCAATTTGACGATGGTGTATTTCATTTTGAAATAACTGATGAAGAAAAGGACCAATTGTTACAAAAAGACCATATTATAGTAAATGATTGGAATGCTTCTACTGAAGAAATACATATGGGGTGGGATTACGAACATAAAATACAAAAGGAGGACTCATATACTGCTGAAGAAATAGAGGAAATTCATAACTCGATGTATGTTTGCAATGGATATGATAATGAAGATAATGATTTCAATCAAGATATTATGGAAGAAAATGGCTGGAGTATGGAAGAGACGATATATGAAATATATTCAAAGTGTGCATTCGAATGTATATCTTGATTTACTTTTGAAATTAGAATAAACATAACCGGGTCGCAATAATGTAATATCTAATTGTAAATATATTTTGCTAAATGAATGGTATGTAGCGCATTGTAGCATTATCATACACGGTTACTTGAAAGGTAGCATCAATGCCGTCAACATAGACAGTATCCCCATTTGTTATTTCATCACACCCATATTCATTTGTACAGCTGCGAGACTTGAACGATACAGGCAATTTAATCGAATTATTATTATCGCTCATAGTATAATATTGCCATTTATCACGTCCTACATATAATGGTCTCCCCATTAACGCGAGAACCATTTCTGGTCCATTCATGCGCTTTAATATACCTACTTGTCTGTAACTTGTATCAACCGCGCGAGTATTAATATTAATAGGTATTCCACCACGAACATCGTGGGATTGAATAATACGTTCGTCTTTAAGTGGCGGTGTATATGGATTCAGTAGCACATCATTCTCAACATTCGAAAACGAGAAACTTGGGCGAGGGAACAGACCAGTTCGTCCTCTGTGAGAAGATGTGTCGTGATGATGTTTATTTTCCACAGGTAATTGTATATTAATATTATTCTGTCGTGTGTATACAATGTATATCATTATAGCAACTGCTATAACTACAAATGTAAATGTAAAATTTTCAAAACATATTACTCCTGGAGGACATTTGCCCATTATATATAGTATTAGCTGATAATAATATATATCATAACCCTGATAGTTGCATATTTATTTACTTTGCACGAATGAATATAATTCGCTGTAATTATTCTGATTATTCTGATTATTCTGATTTTCCAGTGAGCTTACCGAGCATTCCAGTAATTCCCTCTAAACTACTCATATCAAGATTCTTCATAAATGAATCAGCGGTTGTCAAAAATGGTTGCATTCCTTTGATATTGTCCATTAACTCTTTTTGCTGAGCTAAAAGCCCGGCTGTCTGACCAGTCAATCCTTTAATACCTCCCTCACCAACGGTTTTTTGTAAATTTTTATATGCGTCTTCAAGAGTACCTGCATAATCCACTCTATTTTTCTTATTAGAAATGGTAGATACTTCGGCTGGCTGTAGTGATACCATGCCCTCTTCTATGTCTTCTTCTAGATCTTCTTCTGTGTCCTTGTTTTCTTTTTTGTCTTTGTTTTCTTTTTTGTCTTCTTCATCTTCTTCATCTTCATCTTCTTCTTTGTCTTTTTTATCGTCACTTACCTTTTTTGATTTATTTTTCAATCCTTCTTTTCCGTATAATACGCGACCTCTAGAAGCGGCAAAAATAGATGTAGCGGTAATGGTAATCATCAATACTACAATCATATTTTTACTAAAGTATGTTGTTAAAAATCCAACAATCAAAAAGAATACAACGGCCTCTGTATTTTTAACCATTAAATAGCCTAGTAAATTCAATATAGCAATCACAAACACTATATACAATACATTTTTATCATTTAACAATTTGTCCATTTTTGGAACCTTGGGCATTTTTGGAAATTTTAAATTAAATGATTTAGCCATCTTATATAGTAATACTAGAAAAAATTGATTTATAATATTAATAGAATATCTAGTAGTACATTTAAAAAGGATACTATGACGAATTGTAATCCCCCTAAATTACAGCTAGCTTTGGTTGAATTATATAATCCATATCGACACGGGTTTCATATGACAAAAGAAAACAATAATGTATATGGTCATCATATTATTAATTATTCTATCGATGTAAATGAGTTCTATAACGATACGAAGGACATTTATTCAGATTTGAAATTTGCATATGACAATTCTATTGAGTTTATGAGTCGCATAAGATCGGAAACAGATGTTCGTATTGTTAAACATCCAACTGTGCGAAATTATGAAAATATTGTCAAAAATACGAAACAGTATGAGCTTCAATTGATTCAACCAATCACTATATCTGTAGGTGACAAAGATAGCGATAAATATTCGGCTGCTATCATAAAAACCCATTGGGTTAGAATCATTCAGCGTAGATGGAGAAATATTAGAGAAAAACGCATTGCGAATATGAAAAACAACGATAATCTGAAATATAGAGAGACGACCGGAGAATTTCCGCGGGAATGTATCATTCCTTTTCGACTTGGCATTACATAATCGAATATAACAACCCGATTATTTACTTATATTTTACAAAATCATAATATTGATGTTGATATTGATATTGATATTGATACTTCAACATATAAAAATTATTTTTTAGACGGTGATCCCTTTTTACGGGATTGTTTTGTTCTCTTTCTTCGCTTATTTCCTCTCGTTTTCGACCTACCGTAGGTGTAACCACCTCTCATAGAGGGTGGAACATATGGCCCAGGTGCATCTGCCTTTGCTTTGGCAGATGCTGCCGCAGCATCAGCTATTGGGTTACCAGCGCTAGCACCAGCTATATCTAAACCGACTGCTAGTTTATCAATGTCTGATTTTAATAATCCAACTTGACTTTCAAGGGCTTTTGTATCAGACATACCATTAATAGTTGCCTTTAATTTTTCAATGGTAGCATCTTGTCTTAGATTCGCACTTTTTACCAAGTCTGCAACCTGTGCTTTTGCTTGTAGTCCTTGTCCCTTTATTCTATCAATATTTCCTTGTAAATTTTGAATTTGTTTATTGGCGTCACCAATGAGTTTCATTATGTTCTGTTTATTTGCAGTAAGTTTATCATTGGCTGATTGAACTGTATTTGCTAAATCGTCCAATGCAGCCATTTTATTAAGAGTATCTTGAAAAACATAATATATTATATATTATTCATATAATAAAAATAAAAATAAAAACAAAGATCCTGTTAGATAAATTATTCAGGAAGTGTGCAATTATGTAATGCATCTTTTATTTTACGCATTTGACTAACTATTTTACTAACTCGCTTACTTGTTTTATCCTGCATATCGGTTATTACTTTAACATCTATTTCAGATACATCCAAATCGTGTTGTACTAGAAGCGACAATATATGGTTTACATTGTTATGACTATTTTCTAAATATACGGTTGCTTCGTTGATAGTATATTCCTGATCGCATAAATAATCATATATGCTCTGTATGTTTCCGTTTATTATCTTTACTGTATTCTCCATTTGTATTACAATATCTAATTTCTCTCGCGCACTCATTATCATATCATCTACTGTTATATTCGATACATCATTCTCATTCTCAATACACGTGCTACTATAATCCGAAACACACTCACAATTATATTGAGATACATTATTTATATTTGTATCATTTACTAGTTCAATGCAGTAATTATTCATATTTGTCAATATATTACAGTTAGAAAATTTTACTATACTATACTATACTATACTATACTATACTATACTTGCACTAATGTAAAATGAATATTATATTTCATTTGTCATATTATCTATTTCGTTTTTCAATTTTGCAATTTCTCTCATAATGTCTTTCTGGTCATTCTTCGAGTCACTAAGTTTCTTGTCGGTTAATTGCAATTCACTTGTTATATTTTCGATATAACTATGTAATTGCTTTAAAAATGCCATTTTCTGCTCGTTCTCATGAATCATTCGCTTATTATAGTTGTCGTAATCTTGCAAAACTCCTTCTAAAAGAGTATTTTCTCTCTTGTTTTGCCTCAGCTGCTGTCTTTTGACACATAGTAATTTTTTTCGATGTTCTAATTCGGCTTTCATTTGAAAAATTTTCTTATCTCTTATAGCCAATTCCATTTGTATATTATTAATATATACCAAGTTTTTAATATTCTTGTCGCATCTATTTTACACATTTGAATATGAAAAATAGATGCGACAAGAATACATCTATTCACTACACTTATCTAGATAAACTATGCATTTTTCTAATATAAATACATATTTATACCTAGATAATGTAGCAATAATTATAAATACAAGCGATATAAAAATCTATACTTATACTATTTAGGATGTCCAAATCGCAGATAGAACCATTACTGCATGATGATCAGAGTCGATATGTAATGTTTCCATTGCAAGACCAAGATATATGGCAAATGTATAAAAAACAAGTTGAATGTTTTTGGCGAGCAGAAGAAATTGATTTATCTAAGGATGTTGAACACTGGGAAAGCTTAACCAATCAAGAACGATATTTTATATCTATGATTTTGGCATTCTTCGCGGCATCTGATGGAATTGTATTGGAGAATCTGGCGGCGCGTTTTATGGGAGAAGTTCAATTATCCGAAGCACGCGCCTTCTATGGGTTTCAAATTGCTATGGAAAATATTCATAGTGAGACATATAGTCTGCTCATTGATACATACATAAAAGATCGCGAAGAAAGGACTACACTCTTCAGCGCCATTGATAATTTTCCGTGTATTAAGAAAAAGGCTGATTGGGCAATCAAGTGGATAAATGATAAACGCAGTTCGTTTGCTACTCGACTTATTGCATTTGCTTGTATTGAGGGTATTTTCTTTTCGGGTGCATTTTGTTCTATTTTCTGGCTAAAAAAACGAGGACTGATGCCTGGACTCACTTTTTCCAATGAACTCATATCAAGGGATGAAGCACTTCATACTGAATTTGCTGTATTATTATATAGTAAATTGGTTAAAAAATTGAGTAAATCCAAAATTGTAGACATTATCAAGGATGCAGTTGAAATTGAAAAGGAATTTATTTGCGAAGCACTTCCTTGTCGCCTCATTGGAATGAATAGTGATTTAATGAATCAATATATTGAGTTTGTAGCGGATAGACTTATCGTTCAACTCGGGCATGACAAAATATACGAAACGAAAAATCCATTTGACTTTATGGAAATGATCAGTATCGAAGGAAAGACAAATTTTTTTGAGAAAAGAGTAGCTGAATATGCTTTAGCGGATAAAACAAAAGGTGACGATGTATTTGATTTTGATGCCGATTTTTAACTCAATCAGGAACTCTAAGAGTTAAGTTATATGATATTGTAAATATCCAAAGTGTAATACTGTACCCCCATTAGTCATAATATAATTTAGTTGTAGTTGAATAAATTATATATAATTTTATATGTATATTGATTGTTATGTGTGGTATTTCGGTAGTTATATGTAAAAATAAAACCACAACTATCAATAATTCTATACAATTGTTACTCGACAGTCTAGGACAACTACAGAATAGAGGATATGATTCATTTGGTGTGTCATGTATTAATACTAATACCAATCATAAATTTCATATACATAAAAAGGCATGTATAAACCAAATTGAAGATCATTTTAATAGTTTCTCAAATGAATTACAAGATATAACCGCGAATATATCAATCGGCCATACCAGGTGGGCTACACACGGAATTATTTCTGAAGCAAATGCCCACCCACACTTGTCATATTCGGGAAAAATATGTTTGGTGCATAATGGAATCATTGAAAATTATAAGCTTCTTAAACAAGAACTCTTGGAAAAAGGGGTAGTATTTACTTCTGATACAGACAGTGAGGTGATTGTCAATCTAATTGATTTTTATTTCAATGTGGAGAAAATAGATATTGAAACTGCTATTACTACAGCCGTAGATAGATTAGAAGGTACATATGGATTGGCGATTCAATGTATAGACGCGCCTTCTTCTGTTTATATCATTCGCAATGGTTCACCTATTATTGTCGGAGAAAATGAGAATTACATTATGGCTACATCAGAAGCATCAGGCTTCGTAAATCAAATGAGTAATTATTATGTCGTTGAAAATAATGATTTAGTCGTATTATCTCTCGATGGTGGTATTAAGACTCATATAAAGTATCACTCTGTTAAAAATTCAATCATGAAATATGACATCACTCCCGACCCATACAATCACTGGACTCTTAAAGAAATAATGCAACAGTCTGTGTCATTATTAAATGCAGTCAATAATGGAGGTCGTGTTGTCAACAATAAGATTAGACTGGGTGGACTAGATTATATAATACAACATCTAACTACAATTACTAGCATTATATTCGTAGGGTGTGGGACTAGTCTGAACGCATCTCATATCGGCCGTATCTACATGAAATCATTATTACTTGTAAATAATGTACAATGTTTTGATGCTGCAGAATTTGAGATATCAGACATTCCCTTGTCTGGAAAAACATTACTTGTAATGTGTAGTCAGTCGGGGGAAACAAAAGATTTACATAGGGTTATACAATTAACGAAAGATCATCCAGATATACTTACAATGGGTGTTATAAATGTCGTTGATTCATTGATAGCCAGAGAAGTCAATTGTGGTGTGTATATGAACGCCGGACGGGAAGTAGCAGTGGCATCAACAAAATCATTTACAAGTAGTGTATTAATTTTTAAATTATTTTCATTATGGTATTTTCAAAATAAAAATAGGCAGATAAATAATGACAACGACTTCAATGAAATCAATCAGCATATTGAAAAAATTCAAAATGTTAGAAACATTAGTGAACAAGTATCCAGTATAAATAACAATATTAATAGATTAATAAATGAAACTCATATTTCATTATTGAATTATGAAAATGTATTTATACTAGGAAAAGGGAAAATGGAACATATTGCAAAGGAAATTGCACTTAAAATGAAGGAAATTTGCTATATCCATGCAGAGGGTTATTCAGGAAGTGCACTGAAGCATGGACCGTTCGCACTTTTAACACCAGGTTTTCCGGTTATATTACTTATCGACAAAGACAACGAAGATAAAATGTGGAATGTTTATAAAGAAATACAAAGCCGCGAAGCAAATATATTAGTAATAAGTGAACTAAACAATCTAGAAATAGACAAAACCAAATACATCATTGTCCCTGAAAATACAGATTTACAAGAAATATTATTCGCGGTAGTGCTTCAACATATATGTTATCGATTAGCAGTGAAGAGAGAAATCAACCCAGATAAACCTAGAAATCTGGCAAAAGTAGTTACAGTAGAGTGAATTACACTCGAATTTTTAGTCGGTGTAATTGAAAAATGTTTCAGAATTAATATTTTTATCATCAATAAAAAGGTCATATGCAGGTTTACCCATACGAAGTTCATGAAATTTACAATTCCACAAATTTAATTGTTCCAAAGTAACATTAAACCAATTTTCTTGTGTAACAGTTCCTCTAGCAGTCCAATAGACAATAGTATTACCCTGATCATACAACGAATTTATTTTTTCTATTCTACTGAAATATGGTTTTGCTATATTATAATCTCTTTTTTCATCATAATAACAAATAGTTTCATCTATATCGACATAAATAATCATTTAAATATATAATCTGTTATACATTTAAATCATGATAGATAATATTAAAATACTTTGTATTATTCCAGCAAGATCTGGTTCAAAAGGACTTCCTCATAAAAATATAATGGATTTTAAAGGAAAACCTTTATTATCATGGTCTATAGAACATGCTCAACAATTAAAATATAGTAATAATATTAAAATAATTGTATCTACTGATAGTGAAAAATATGCTGAAATATCTAAACAATATGGCGCGGAAGTCCCTTTTATAAGACCAGAAAATATATCTGGAGATATATCTACTGATTTTGAATGCATAAAACATTGCGTAGATTGGTTAAAAGAAAATGAAAATTATGAACCAGACATTATATTACATTTACGACCGACTCAACCTTGTAGAAAAATAGAACATGTAAATAAAGCAATTGAAATATTTATAAATCAAAGAGAAAAATATGATAGTTTGAGAAGTGTTATTCCCGTAGAAAAATCTCCATATAAAATGTATTCAATAAATAATGAGGAACTTACACCATTATTTAATGAAGTTAGTAATATAAAAGAACCATACAATCAAGCGAGACAATTACTTCCACAATGTTATTTGCATAATGGATATATAGATATACTTAATGCTGATATATTGAAAAATGATACGATTAGTGGAAGTAGAATATATCCATTTGTCATGGATATAGATAATAATATTGATATTGACGAAAAAAAAGATATACCATTTTAATGTAAAAGTATTTAAATAATATAGTATTTAAATATACATAATATGGATCTTGATAATTTAAAAACTACAATAGACAACTATTATTCCAATAAAAAGGAAGAATTACATACTTTATTTAATAATAATGAAAAAATGATTGATGGAA